GAGTATACTCAACATATCCTACATTAACCTTAGGATTTTTTCTATAAGCTAAATATAGAATGAAGATTCATATCGTAGGAGCTGGTCCAACTGGATTATCTCTCGCATGGGAAATCTTACGCACAGGGGATCATGATGTTACCATTTACGATAGAAAGATATCAGCTGGTGGTTCTTGGTGGGAACCTAGTGTAGAATCACGCGATCTTCATGCACATAGAATTCTATTTGATAGAGCATTTGTAAACACACATTCTTTTTTTGAAGAAATGAAGATTGACTGGAATACCATGTTTGAAATAGAAAAGGATGCTGGTGTTTGGGATTTTACACTCAAAAGTTTAGAATATGATGACTATAAAACCCTTATAGGTCTCATATCTAGGGTTCTTTGGGATCCTAAAAAGTTTGAAAGTATATCAGTGAAAGACGCCATAGGTCCTCTCACTGAAAATGCTAAGAAGTTCATAGAACATCTCCCTCTCATAATGGATGGTGTTACTTGGGATGTTATGTCTGCGTATGAATTCATAAACAATTTGAACCATGTTTTACTCTCCAAACGTTACACGCAGCGAGTTTCTGGTAAAGTTATGTGTGACGCGATGGAAGAAGCACTTCTCAAAGCTGGAGCCAATTTTGTTTTTGGTGCTGAACTTTTAGATGTTCAATACGGTAAGAAAGATTTTGTGGCAAAGTTTTCAGATGAAAGAATGATAAAAGATGGATTACTCTTTTTATGTCTAGATAATAGCCCAGCTTTAGATCTACTTGGCAACAATTGGGGACCTGACGCAGATGCCAAACTTAGAAGAAGTACATATGGTGCTATAAATGTTCTATTGGATTATGATCAACCAATTAAAATGAAATCGGATTTAGAAGTTTCCATAGAAACCAAGTGGAACTTACAACCAAAGGTACTCAGTGATCGTAAGACTGTATCATGTGTCATTTGTGATCTTGGTAAAGATGTACTCAGTTCTGACCCAGAAACTATCAAAAATGAAGTTGTTAGACAACTTAAATTACCACAACCCAATTCCATCAGGATTGGTTGGGGTGCTGAATGGAAAGAGAACAAATGGAACTTTTCACAATCCTCGGGTGTTCTCAGTCTTGAAGGTCAACTCCCCTTCTTTGGGAAATGCTCAAAGGTTGCCATGTGTGGTATGATGTCACCTAGACATACACCTTACTCCAGCATTGAAGCATCAGTTGAAGTTTCACGAGCCCTAAGCCATATGTGTTTCGGAACTAGAAAACCCCTGAAACCTATTTTGGTAACCCACGTTGGAATATTAACTTTAGTGTTACTTATAGTTTTACTTTTAGTTTATCGTAGATGAAGTTTGTAGCTAAAGTATATGAACCATTTTATGATCACAATGATAAAAAGTATATACGTTTTGTGATTCCTCAAAAAGTTTCAGAAATCATAGAACGTATGCATGCGAGTAGGATGCACCTACTTGTAAACCGAGATATTGATAATCCCTTAGATGGTAAGGTACTCACAGTCAAAGTACCATTCCGTTATAGGAGAGTGATGTGTAAATTTGAAGGAAAACCTATACAATCTCTCATAAAGGATGATGAAGTTGATGTTGAATTAGATTTCAAAGGTATTTGGAATATTGGAAATCATTCAGGTTTCTCTTGGTTACTCTCCTCTTCAATCTTTTCAAGTCCCTGACCAGGAAGCTCTATGTTATCTACACCAGCCTTTTTTAGATCCGTGAATGTCTTTAACATTCCTTGAAGTCTGAAAACTTCTTGAGTCATTTGTTCAATGGTGTTCTGAAGTCTGTGAATGTTCTCATCAATGTTTAAAGTAGGCATCGTGTACTCATTTAAAGTTTCACATCTTTAAATAAGTAGATCATGACAACGTTGACTAGGACTGGTTATTTAGTCAATTCGGGTCCAATTCCCGAAATTAAAAAAGAACTTACCGTAAGACCTGTAGTCAATGGGGACTATGGATTTCCTCCACCGCCTTTCAAGGTTTTCAGAGCAACTAAGACAGGAGTCTGTGTTCCCAGATTCTATGGAACTTCTAAACTTGGAGAACCACGAGATGATAAGAGACCAGAGCCCACCCGTATCAATACGAAGTTTGTTGGGAAACTTCGAGATACCACACACCAAAACGATGCACTACGAGCAGCAATTAAAGCTGGCCACGGCGTCCTTTCTTTACCATGTGGGTACGGCAAAACGACGGTATCCTTGGCCATAGCATGTAAATTGGGGTACAGGACTATGATTGTAGTACATAAACAGTTTTTGGCCGATCAGTGGAGGGAGAGAATTCAACAGTTTTGTCCAGGTGCCACCATAGGTATTGTACAACAAGATAAGAAGGAAGTTGAATGTGATTTTATCATTGCTATGCTTCAATCACTTTCCCTAAAAGAATATTCATTTACAGATTTTGAGAGTGTAGGAACCCTCATAGTAGATGAGGCACATCATATTTGTGCCAAGGTTTTCAGTCAGTCACTCTTCAAAATGTGCCCCAAACATATCTTTGGACTCTCGGCGACACCTGAGAGGAAAGATGGACTCACTAAAGTTTTACATTGGTTTATGGGTCCCACTTTCTTTGCAGTAGAACGCAAAAATCAGGAACAGGTTGAGGTTTTCCCAGTTATATACGATTCCCCAAACTATAAGAATCCACCCCCATCTATGAGAAACGGTAAAATCTCAATGCCAAACATGATCACGGAACTTGTTGAAGATAGAAGGAGAAATACAATGCTCGTAGAACTTGTCAAAAAGGCGTCAGCGGGTACGAGACAGTTACTTGTTTTGAGTGATAGACGTTTTCATTGTGAGTTCCTTCATCAGTGTTTTCCCAAAACATCTGGATTGTACATGGGTGGAATGAAAGAGGCGCAACTTCAAGAATCTTCAAAGAAGAAGATCATTTTCGCAACGTTCAGTCAAGCGCACGAAGGTTTAGATATTCCCACACTAGACACAGTTATCTTAGCTTCACCTAAATCTGATATTACTCAAAGTATTGGGCGTATTATGAGAGAAACGAAAGGTAAAAAGAATGATCCACACATCTACGATGTTCATGATCCTTGGTCTATCTTTACAGCAATGTATTACAAGAGACTCAAGATCTATAGACAAGGTGGATTCAATATACGTGGCAAGCTGTCGGAGGAGCCCAAGAGTGAGTTTACTCAGGGAAAGTGTCTGTTTTTATAATCTGACTAATTAATAAATGTCGGGTGCATTAATACAACTCGTTTCTAAGGGAGTGCAGGATGCCTATATCATAAGTGACGAAGGACATTCTTTTTTTCGTACGAAGTTTACACGTCATACGAATTTTTCTCAAGCGCCCAAATACATTAAGACTGTCACTACCACAGATACGTCTATTACGATACCCGTTCTCGGCGATATCATAAACGGTATTTGGTTTGAGTCGGCCACTAGAAATGCGAACATAGCTTCAAATCTTTTCTACAATTCTACAATTTCTCTTTTTATCGGTGGACAAAAAATAGATTCTCAACATTATGATTATTTCTCTGATATATGGACGAATTATCTGGCTGATACATACACAAAGGGGCAGGAATTAAACAACAAGACATCTACCTCGTGTCACGTTTTCCTCCCTCTCCACTTCTTTTTCTGTGATCACAAAGCGTTTTTGCCTCTCATAGCTCTTCAGCATCATCAAGTTGAGATAAAGATAGACTTTGACGAAACAAATCTAGCTGGTCTAGATGTAGCGGAGAAATCGGCAAAGGTGTATGGCAATTATATCTATTTGGATAAAGATGAAAGAGAAACTTTCACAAAAAAGCAAATGGATTTTGTAGTAACCCAAGTCCAAGGATTTAAGACTGAATTACTTACCGTTGTAAACAATAACACGGACGTAGGTGGTCACAATCGCATTGATCTTTCCAACTTTAATCACCCAGTGAAATCATTATTTTGGGGATTCAACGCTTCGAGTGAAGATTTTGCCAATGATCGCTTTACCTTTTTAGAAGCTGATTTACAAATTAATGGTACACATTTACTTGAAAAAATGACCCCAGTCTACTTTCATACCGTTCAAAATTATTACAAATCTTCTTATGGACACTCAGATTTTATTCCAGACACCGAGGTACTTTTCAACACCAGATATTTCGCGTATCACTTCTGTCTAAATGCTTCTGAATATAACCCCTCAGGAACCCTAAACTTTAGTCGCATAGATAACGCAGTCCTATCTCTTAATGGTGTAGAAAAGGGAAACCTTAGACCAGATGGTCAAGAACTCTTCGTATATGCCGTGAACTATAATGTGTTAAGAATTCGTAATGGACTTGCTGGAATTTTATTCGGTAACTAATGTATAGATGGGCAGAACAGTACGTTTCGATCAGATTTTCGTTACGAGTCTAGACGCTGCACCACGAGAGACCGACGTTCTAAGTGGTCTTGCCAGTATTGATGCTGGTGAAATTACAGCCGATCAGGTTCAAGTTGCGAATCTAACTATTACCAATAAGGTTACTGCGAATGTAGAAAGTACGGAGTTCACTGGTCTTACCAATGTCTTCCGTTTCACGGCGACACAGGTTGGTATAGGTACCAACAATCCTGTAAACCCTTTTCAAATTGGTGAGGATCGTGTTATTATTAATGAAAATTTAGAACATTTGGTTGCTATTCAGGGTAACGTTATTTCTACTAATGTACTCGCGACCAATATACTTAAGACTGAAAATGACAAGTTCTTCGTTGATGCTAATGCTTCAAATGTTTTGAAGATCACTGGTAATACTTTTTCTACAAACGCAGCTATAGGTACACACCTTTTAGTTGGTAACGAGGCTGCCAGTGATGGTTCTAACATAGCTGTGTTTGAAAAGGGTAATGTTGTCGTTAGAGATGGCTTCTTGAGAGTATTTGGTGATGTTGATATCACCGGTAACTTGGCGATTACAGAGATTCCCGATTATACAAGTATTAACAATCTTGTCGTATCAAATGCCGTTATACAGATGGCATTTGGTAATAATGGAACCTATGACATGGCTTTACTTATGAAAGATGCAGATGAAAAATCTAATGTATTTTTGGGATATACTCACAATGGTGATAAAATGCGACTTTCGCGGACATTTGGTGGCCCCACAACCGCAACCTTCCATGATATTCTTGATTCGGCTAACACTGTAAATCTTCATGTGTATGGTGACATATATACACAAAACAATGTGGGTATCGCAAATACTTCACCAGCCCATTCTCTTTCAGTGGGTTCTAACCTGTATATAGATGATACAGCAACTCTCAATGATAATGTATTACACGCGAAAGGCTTCGGTTTCTTTGAGGGTTTGAGAATAGGTGATAGTGGTCTTACGGTAGGTGACTTGATTACCTTAGACGCCGATGCACCTATACCTATGGTAGTTGGATCCAAAATTCAAGCCCATGGTATCCAGACAACTGGGTCAGATCCTTCGGGTATAGGAAATGTAACTTCACAGCACTTATTGTCTATCGCAGATAAGGTCTTTATAAACGCAGACGCTGCGAATGTTATTACTGTAATTGGTAACACCGCTACTGGTCGTCTCATCACACAATCCATTCGTGTACAAGATTTCATCGAAGTTGAGGGTGAATCCGGTATTTCATCCGCCGCGAATGTTATTGTTCATGGTGATATATCGGGTGGTGACTCTACTTCAAATACTGTGAGTCTTCGTTGTGGTCCAAATAATGCAGATGGAACAGTGGGAGCTAACGTAACTTCTATTGAAATTATGGGTGCATTAACGTCCCATCAATTCCAATCAGTTGTTTTCAAAACCAAGAACACTGAGCGTATGCGCGTAGCTTCAAATGGTTACGTTGGTATCGCTAATACTCAACCAAGTGAAATGTTGACTTTGGGTGGTAACCTTAGACTCAACGAAAGTAATACAGCTATTTTCGGTAATGATACAAATTATCTGAAAGTTTCAACTGATACAACGAATACTCAAACAAAGATTCAAAATCGTGTAGGAACTGGTAAAGGTCTGAACTTTTATGCGAGCACAACTGACACCATGGGTAACCCCAAGATGACCATTCTTGAAAATTCGAATGTTGGTGTGGGTACTGCAACACCCCAAGGTCTTTTACATACATCTGGTGGCACTGTATTTATTAATGATCAAGTTGTAAATAGAGGAGGTGTAAGTCACTTAGGGGCTCCAATGGTTATCACAAACACAGCTCAAATTACAAATACTTCAGACTTCAAAGATGTTCTTCAACTTGCTCGTGAGGGTGGTGTGAGTTCACAACACGGTGTTAGGGGTACTTTCAAAATGGGTAAGCACGGAACTGGTGCTGGGACTTCACGGTCTCAGTTGAACCTGTCCCTAGCCAGTGATGACTATTCCACACAAGATCATGTGATGACTTGGAGAAGTAATAAACGCGTCGGAATTGGCACCACCGCACCGGGATCTCATCTTGAAATAATTACAACTGGCATAGGAAACTCTGTAACAAATGGTTTACTTGTTCATAGTGAAAAGATTAACAATGCAGCAGATGACGCCATTGTAGCTATGCGCACGGATACTACAAGTTCAAATGCTTTCGTGGCGTTTATTCAAGCTGATGGTGCGGCAGGTGATACTTCGGGTTATTCCCTAGGTATCACAGGATCAACGGGTGACTTTAGACTTACGAAGAATGCCTACACCATTAATGATTCCACTGAAAGTAGAATATTTGTTGATGGTACCTCCGGAAATATTGGCTTCGGTACAGATTCTCCTAGAGGTAAGTTAGATGTTACCGGTAATGTAGTGATCGGTCATAAACTTACGTTTAGTGGTGTTCTTAATGACGAGTTTGGTAATTCTTTTATTACTGAACGTTTATATGATGCCGATAATGGTATTTCCGAACTTCTAATTTTTAAAGGTACTGACTCTACTTCGGCAGCTGGTCCCGATAGAATTCGCCACATAGCAGCGGATCACTTGTTTCAAGTATATTCAACAAATACACCTGTCAGTGGTCCACTCATTGATAGCGCTATAAGAAATGGTACAAATCTTGATAGAGCTATGTTAATTGGTAACAATGGTAAAATTTTTATGGGTACATCAAATCCGGCTCGCGAGGCATCACTTGCGACGGGTACAACGTTATTTATTAACGGTGGTTTGGAATTCGGTGAAACACAAAAACTTAAGTTTGGTAAAATGGATGTATTTACATCCGGTGGTCTCGTAAACGTTTTTGAAGCATTGGATACATCTCCTATTTCGTTCAAACAAAACAACATCGAATATCTTCGTTTTACACATGAGGGATTGGTTGGATTTGGTACCAGTTCACCCACATCCAATGTTCATATATACTCTGATTCAGCTGGGGACATAGATGTACTTAAACTTCAAAATCCCGGTACAAATTCAAAGGTTGGATTAACTCTCAATACAAATAGTAACTATGGAGGATATGTAAGAGGTTTCAGTGATTCCACCCATTCCGTACATGGTATTGTCATTGGAGGAACCAATAATGGAACGGATGGTGACGGTATTCACGTAATACACACGTCAAATGTTGGGATAGGTACAGTAAATCCAAGTGAACACTTTACTGTTTACAATGGTGTATCCCGTATGGAACACGCAACTAGTAATGCTATGATGCAGTTTGCTACTACAACACCTGGTAATGAATTGGCAGTTTCCAATATATATGGTGATGTTTCGGGTAATGTCTACATAGACCCATACTCAAATGAGATGATTGTTAATAGTAATCTTGAGGTCACTGGTGATTTGAACATTGACGGTAAGATTGATCTTGGTAATCAGGTAGCGATTGGCTTAGGTGGTGTAGAAGCAACAACCGATCTTCAAATTGGTGGTGGTTTCATCACGGGATCTAGTAATGTTGCATGTAAGAGATATTCGCAGACATTTGAACTTGGTTCAACGAAGGCAAAGATGGTTCGTTTATTATTTGACCATAGTTCCTTTTATGCCAGGATTGTATGTATGCTGAGAAAGAGGGATAACAAGAGTGTAGATGGTACTGTAGTCGCTGCCGGTGAACCAACTAACCGAGATCAAAGTATAATGATTTTGGAAGTTCAAGGTGGTACACATGATGGAAGTACAAGTGCAAGTGATGAAACAATTACTGTGGGTACAAAGAATCTATTTGGTGGTGACTCAGATTATCCTTGGAATCCTAGCATCGTTGTTGGTAAAAAGGGTATTATTATCAAACCAGCTAATGTGGAGTCCAACCGAGAATATTCGTATGACATTCACGTTGAACTAATGACTTCTCGTGGTGGAAAATTAAAAACAATGCGAAACAATATCACCGATGCGGCTGTAGATTCTGATACGGGTGAATTGATCCAGACATTTGATTATTAAATTTACTACGAGGGATAACCCCGCGGTAAACGAAACAATTACGCCCTGATGGCGTCGGATATAGCTAAGGCGATAACTCCGGCAATGAAAGCTATCACGATGTAATTTAATTCACTTTCTTCCAAACCAAGCTGAGTCTTCTCAGGCTTACCAACAGACTTGTGTTGTGGCTTCGGAGGATCCAATTCCTCCAAAGGATAGTAAGCTATCATTTATATATGTTTAGAGATTAATTTCCTTTTTTGCCTTCCTTCCCCTGGTACGCCTCGTCTTGGTTGTCGCTACATTGACTTCCTTGACCTCACCACCAGTGGAGTCACCCGAGATGGAGATGATGTCAGAAATATCATCATCATCTTCCACCTGCTTATCAGTCGCTGAAATGGCCGTGGTGTTCATAGGAGGTGCTGGGGGCATCATGATACCACCCATTAGACTGGAGATGTCTATACCAGGTCCCTGCATCTGGTAGTCACCAGTTCCACCAACAGGAGCCTCTGTTGCGGGACCGTCAGTTTGGCGAGTGGTATTCTGAACAGCGCTCATCATATTCTTCACTAGATCAGGGTTCTGCTTGATGACATCATTCATGTTGGGCATAACCGATTTGAACATAGAATTGGTAAGATGGAACATCATAGCGGATCCACCGAGCATCATAATCAACTTAATCTCTGGAGCAACCGAAATCTTGGACCTGTACTTAACATACAATTCTTCAAAGACACCATCATAGTCGTCAACATTTTCCATGATACTTTCAGACCACCCCTCTAACTGAATCTCAAAAGGGTTGTATCTCTTGTTGAGAAACTCTAAACCTGTTACACAGGCCACCAACATTCGTCGTGAGAAACGAATAGACTGTTCAACATCAATACTGTAGGTGATACGCTTCACCTCGGATCTAAGTTCATCAACATTTGAGTAAGCGTTCAGTCTCTTGTTTACAGTGAAACCCTTCTTCTCAAGGCGCCCCAACTTATTGATAAGATCAGCCTTCTCCTCGTCAATTGAACCGTACCCCTTCGTAGGTTTTTCATCCTCCTGCCCTGAACCCTGATTTCCATAATCATCAGCATCGTCAAAAAAATTGGCATCTTCATCACCATCACCATAGTCAATTTCTTCATCTGGAGCCGAAGCATTCTGGTTAGTCTGTTTGTTGGGGTTCACAAAGGCATCCATACTTTCCTGTTGCTGTGCCATTGGGGGTTGGTTGTAACTGGGTCTAGTTGGTCTAGGTACACGCTGAGGGCGGGGGGCGGAAATCTCAATCTCATCCATGATGGCCTGCTCATCTGCATCCAATTTCATAACACTGGTATTTCCTCGATCGATTACGATCTCTTCGTCCATCTACTCTCTATGTAGAAACTAAAAAAATTACCTTTAACGCAGTTTAAAAAAATATTGGTTCATTATAAATGTTCTCCTCTCTCAATCGTGTCAGCCGTAATGCTCTCACCATGATTGTTATTCTTCTCTTGGTCATCTCTGCTCTCGGGGCTCTTAAGTCCAGTACAAGCAGTAAGTATACACCCATTACCACCAAAACTTCCAATGATGGTTCGGTCTTCGATCTCCCAGTCGAACTCGAGTGTACCGCTGGTTCTGGTAAGAAAGGTGGCCCTTACGCCAAGGGTTTAACTCCAGGAGGTGTTTGTGGTGCCCAGAAGTTGGTCTCCGCGCAAGCTGGTGGTTATGAAATCACGGATGGAATTGGTGGATCTTTAATCTAAGCTAATAATATATGGCGCTGATTACAACTCCTACTCAGTTGATTCCAGACCTTCAACACGAATATCACACCGTGACTATTGATTCAATTGGACAGACTACTGCCAATACTTTCACTTGTCATCTTCAACAACCATTGAAAAATGTTGTACAGGCTAAATTGTTAGCTGCTAGAATTAACACCACCACGGCGACTAAACATTGCTACGTTTCCATCGAGGAGCTTGACAGTATTTTCACGGAGCGTGCTTCTAATGAACCAAATGGTCAGGCGTCTAAGAGTGTTGTTCGTAACTCTTTTGCTAGTATCGTTGGTGAAGGTACTGCGACATTTCTTTACAAAGATAACTATTCATTAGTGACTCAATATGTGAACCCAATTCGCAGTATTGACCGTTTCACTGTTAACATTCGTAATCAAGATGGTACCCCAATTGTGCCATCAAGTCCTGCTAAGGATAATTTTTTAATAATTCGTTTCGTGTGTAGAAAAACCAACCTGTAATTTTCTCCTTTTACTATAGTATACCATGTCCCCAGGTATTGTTCAATTGATGGCAGCCGGCGCTCAGGATGAATGGATCGTAGGTGATCCCCAAGTGTCGTTTTTCAATTCAACTTTCAAAAGGCATGCTAATTTCTCACAATCCGTCGAAAAGCAAACAATCCACGGAGCGGTGAGAAACAACTCGTTATCCAGTGTTCAATTTGAACGATCTGGTGATCTTTTAGGTCATGTATATTTCACTATAGATGATAATACAACCGCCCTCGATTCCCAAAGGTGGGATAATATTATCGAAAGCGTTGAGCTCTTAATTGGGGGTTCCGTTATCGATAAACAAGATGCCGTATTCACAGAAAACATTGCCGTGGATACTTTTGCTACAAATGTATCGAAGAGTACTCTAGGTACCCACCCAGGTATAGCTGCTCAGTCTTATTTTTACCCTCTTAGATTTTTCCATTGTGAAAGTCCTAGTCTAGCTATCCCAATCGTTGCATTAAACTACCATAACGTGGAAATTAGGATTAATTGGGCATCCCAAGCTGCAAACTACAATATAGAATGTTATGCCAATTATTACTATCTCGACACTGAAGAGCGTGGAAATATTGCTTCTCGCACACATGATCTTCTCATCACCCAAGTACAAAAAAGTATTCCATCCGGGACAAAGATGCAAGAACTTACGTTCAATCATCCCGTGAAATACTTGGCATCTTCTAACACTGCAAGTAATAGCGCTCTCACATCACCCACAAACAAAATCAAGTTGAATGTTAATGGTGTAGATTTAGCCAATTATCGTTGGGGTAAACCCCATTTCATTGATGTAAGCCATTATTATCACACTAACTTTGTGGCATCCCCAGATTTCTTCTTGTACCCTTTCTGTATTTCTACAAGTTCCCTTCAGCCCACAGGAACTCTAAATTTCAGTCGTCTAAATACAGTCAAACTCATGAGTGAGTCTATGAACATCCTAGACCCTATATATGCTGTAAACTACAATATCCTTAGGGTTCAAAATGGGCTTGCGGCGCTCCTCTATGCAAATTAAAATGCCATTGTATATTAAATGGTCAAGAACTTGCCGACGGTGGAGCGGTCCACCAAAATCAGGTTCGGTAAAAATTGTACCAATGACCAGGCAGAAAACACGGTTGTGTTCAATGCGAGTGAGGTCGAATTGGATGTGGATACACCTGGATCCATATACATGACACCTATACGTATAGATCCAGATATGGCAAGTGACAATATCATGGTATTGGCGTATAACAGAGATACCAAAGAGTTAACGGATTCAAACGCAATTGCCAGAGAAATTCTCAACTTTAATCTTTTGGGGGCAACTAGAAACGGAAATGTTACACCTTACACAGTTGAATTTAAATCAACGAATGCTATTCCAGCTGCAACCACGAGTATCGTTACAGCTGGGGATGTCGGTATATCAAACCTTTCACCCACGGATACATTATCTGTTGGTTCAAAAATGTTTGTAAATGTTGATAGTTCGAATGTACTCACAGTTTTGGGAAATACGTATATTCAAGATAGACTCATAGTTAATGGTGATGCTATATTTAATGGTCTTATTACATCTGTACATTCAAATAATACGGTTATAAGTGATGCCATCATAGAAATTGGTAAGAATAATAGTGTTGGAGACTCAAAGCTCGATTTGGGTTTTATAATGACTCGACCAGGTTCTAATGTAGCTATGGGGTACTTAGAAAGTTCAAATGAATTTGCGATCGCATATACTCAATCCAGTGCCAATAGTCATACTATAACTCCTCTAACGAGTGAAGATATTAATGTCCACGTGTACGGTCAAATTTTTACGGAATCGAATGTTGGTATTATAAATACAAGTCCCACACATACACTAGATGTGGGTTCAAACCTCTTTGTAGACGAATTTGGTTCAAATATTTTGGTGGTGACGGGTAACACGAGTATTTCCGCTGACTTGACAGTTGACGGAGATACTTTATTTGTAGATTCTGGAACAGATCGGGTAGGTGTAAACACTCTTGTACCTGACGCAGAACTTCATGTTGTCGGTAATGTCTACGTGTCCTCAAATTTAACGGTTGACACAAATACACTTCATGTAGATGTTGAATCAAATCGTGTTGGTATAAATCAAATTAACCCCACAAAGGACTTGGATGTAAATGGAACAATCGCCGCTACTCGGCGTGTTGATAATTCTGGGCATGATCGTTTACTCATAGGTACAGATACGGGTACAACAATTCATTCAAGTTCAAATGCGCATCTCATTTCTTTGGGGTACAGAGCTGGTTATGATCGTCAACAATCCAATTCTGTAGCGATTGGTTATAAGGCGGGTAGTGTCACACAAGCAGAGTCTTCCATCGCCATTGGTGAAAGATCTGGTGAAACTGGGCAAGGTGCAAGTTCCATAGCTATTGGTGATAAAGCAGCTTTTCAAAATCAAGCTGCGTATTCTATCGCCATAGGTGAAAATGCTGGTGGTCAGGATCAAGCAGGTAATTCAATTGCTTTAGGTAAAGATGCTGGTAGTCAAAATCAGGGTCAGAAATCCATAGCTATAGGTGATGGTGCGGGTAAGTTTAATCAAGGTGAGGGTGCTATAGCTATAGGGTACTACGCGGGATACCCAACGGGTCAAGCTGCTGGATCTGTTATCATAAATGGTGGTACAGATGGTGGGGGTTTCAATAATACCACCACACAAAACGCGCTTTTCATAAACCCCGTGAGAAACGTAAATAACTCAAACCTTCTCATGTACAATGCAGACTCTAAAGAATTTACGTATGGAACTACTTTGAATAACACTCTTAATGTACTGAATAATCTTACAGTTGATACTGATACACTTTTTGTTGACTCAGTTTCTAAAGAAATTGGTATTAATACTGCATCACCAGATGCCAATCTTCATGTGGTTGGAAATACGTACATTTCTTCAAATTTAACCGTGGATCTAAATACTCTCCACGTAGATACAAACAAACATTTCGTTGGTATTGAAACAAAATATCCCGATGCTACTCTTCATTTGATGGGTAATGCCTATATTTCCGAAGATCTTACCGTCGATACAGATACTTTACATGTTGACACGACGACACATAGTGTCGGAGTCGAGACTAAAACCCCAAATGCGAATCTCCACGTTGTGGGTAATGTTTACGTGTCGTCAAATCTAACTGTGGATACTGATACCCTCCACGTGGATTCAGTGAACCACTCTATCGGAATTGAGACAAAGACACCCGATGCCAACCTCCATATTGTGGGTAATACCTATGTGAGTTCCAACTTAACGGTTGATACAGATACTTTACATGTGGACTCAGTGTCCCATAGTGTTGGAGTTGAGACAAAGACACCCGATGCCAATCTCCATGTGGTTGGTAATGTCTACGTGTCGTCTAATTTAACCGTGGATACAGATACTTTACATGTGGATGTGGTAAACAAGTTCATAGGACTTGGAACAGTGACACCCGACGCCAACCTTCATGTAGTAGGTAACACGTATATTTCTTCAAACCTAACTGTCGATACTAATACTTTACATGTGGATGTAGGGAACAAGTCCGTAGGACTTGGAACGGTGACACCATCGGCTGAGTTACACGTCGTAGGTAATGTGTTTGTGACATCAAATGTATCCATCGCTGATACCACAGCGACTTCGTCCAAAACAACTGGTGCTCTCAAGGTTGCTGGTGGTCTAGGTGTCGTTGGGGATATTCACGCAACTCACGCCAATTTAGAAGATGTAGAAGCTGATAGTGTCAATGTGACTGATTCAACTACATCTTCTTCTAAAACAACTGGTGCTCTCAAAGTCACTGGTGGTGTAGGTATATCTGGCGCATTGTTTGGTTCTACAGCTGAGTTAGATGGTATTACTAAGGTAACTAATAGTGCAGTCACAAACTCTAAAACCACTGGTGCTCTCGTCGTCACAGGTGGTTTAGGTATAACTGGTGCTATACATGGAAGTGCGGTGAATTTTGAAGCAGCTGAACTTGACAGTCTTCATGTAACTAACACCACTTCAACAACCTCCAAAATCACGGGTGCTGCGCGTATAGCTGGTGGTTTGGGGGTTACCGGTAATATTCATGCCACACACGTCAATTTTGAAGATGTCGTGGCTGATAGCCTAACTGTTGAAGATACAACATTATCCACCTCCAAAACTTCTGGTGCGGTAATCATAGCGGGTGGTCTAGGTGTCACAGATAATGTGTACGCATCTAGATTCGTGGGTGACGGTGGACTTCTTTCAAATATCGCAACAACTTTACAATCCATCTCTGAAAATGGAAATACAACTTCAAATATTATTCAATTTACTGGAACAGAAACAAGTTTTGTTTCTCATTCAAATGTTGGTATAGCCAACACAGACCCTGGTCATACCCTAAGTGTTGGTACGAATTTCTATGTAAACGAGGATGGTGCAAACACTGTAGTTGTAGATGGAAATGTTTCCGTAAGTTCCAATCTGACTGTAGGAAGTAATATTTCTGTAATAGGTCTCAGTGTTGATAAGTTTCCAATCGTGGGTTCTAACAAATTCTTAGAAGATTCAATCATAACTAAAAGTGGTCCGGATATAGTTATATCGGGTGGTCTTCAAGTTACCGGAAACATTTTTAAAAATGGTAACATATTTGTGGTTCATTCAAATAATACAGTCATTAAAGATCGTATATTGACCCTCGCGAATAATAACACACAAACAGGTTTAGATGTGGGAATTATCATGGAATATCCCGGACATAATATCGCCATAGCGCATCACGGTGATGAAACTCCTGAACGCCTCTCAATTGGTTATACTCAAAATAAACACACAGATAATCAAATTACACCTGATAGCAACAATGTAACCCTAGATGTTTTGGGTAACCTCCAAGTTCAAAATAATTTTACAGTAGATACGAGTACTTTCCATGTAGATTCGGTTACCAATCGTGTGGGTGTACTTACGGCAGCTCCCGCGTATACACTAGATGTTCACGGAAACTCAAACGTAGCTGTCGCACGATCCAAATCTTCCGTAGTAACGGATGCCACGGCTTCGACGAATAAGACATCTGGTGCTGTCACTATTATAGGTGGTTTAGGTGTGGGTGGTGACATTCACGCGACAGATGTAAACTTTGAAGCCGCTACCCTCGATAGCGCAATCATTCAAAACACTACAGCTGCGACTGATAAGACTTCGGGTGCTCTTCAGGTTACGGGTGGAACGGGTATTTCTGGGGCTTTATTTGGTTCCACAGCTGAATTTGACGGTATCACAAAGGTAACCAATGGCACAGCTTCTTCAGCCAAGGGGAATGGTGCCCTGATTGTTAGTGGTGGTCTAGGTGTCACGGGTGCTATATACGGAAGTACTGTAAACTTTGAAGCTACCGAGGTAGATAGTCTTACGGTTACTGACACGACTATCTCTACTTCTACCTCTACAGGCGCGGCTAAGGTTTCAGGTGGTCTAGGTGTAACTGGTAATGTATACGCGGCACAATACTATGGTGATGGTAGTACCCTCACCGGTCTTGTGACAACTTTTGGAGCTGTAGTAGCTAACGGTAACACAACTTCAAACACTGTACAATTTACAAATGCTAATACAGGTATAATAACGAGTGGTAAAATTGGTGTTAAAACAGCAAATCCTATATATGATCTTCAAGTGACTGGTAATTCATACATTTCCTCAAATGTCACTGTAGATACAAATACTTTCCATGTAGATGCTGTAAACAATAAGGTTGGTGTGGGTACAACTGAGCCAGATAAAACCTTACATGTCCAAGGTGACATTAAATTTACTGGAACGTTATTTGAAGATGACGCCCCGTTCGTGACTTCTCCTTGGGTCACTACGGGCTCAGACATTTACTACAACGTAGGGAACGTGGGTTTCGGGACAAACGCTAATGTGGATGCCAACGTTTATGTCAATGGAAATGTGTATGTGTCCTCAAATATACACGCGGGACCCAACGCAAATCAAACATCGTTTCTTGGTCGCGCTGCTATAGGATATAACGGAACAGATGATGATCACGCAACATTCGCACACTTCGATCACAATAGTGCTACCAATTTCGCCCTTAAACAGACAGCCACTGGGCCAACACATCTCAATACACCAGCTTCTCAACACATTCGTTTTTCAGTCGCTGGTACTGAGAGGGCGCGTCTAACAGGTGGGGGTGATCTAAAAGTCGGTTCTAATATTCTGTATGTAGATGCATCTGCGACGAGTGTTGGTGTAAACACAAATAGTCCGGAGGCTAAATTACATGTAGTGGGTAACGCATATGTAAGCTCAAACCTCACTGTAGGTAATAACGTCTATGTCACTGGTGGTCTCGTGACAAACACTGGAGGTGTCACTAAAAAGACATACAGTGTTTCTAGAACTGTTACTACGGGTGTAACTCCCCTAGTTGATATCAATTTCACATCGAATATCTTTTATGCAAAGATTACCGCACAACTCATAGATGGTGACGAGGATCTTAGTACAATGATTTTAGAAGTTTCGGGTGGACGCAAGAGTGGGGATACCCCAACAAAGAATATAGCCGTGGGTACTAAAAACATCTTTGGTGATCAAACCAATACAAATCCATGGAGTCCCACTGTTACCACAACTGGTAACAAAGTGACATTAACTACTAGCAACGCTCTAGATGCTCAGGATGGGTATGATGTTTTTGTAGAGTATATGTCTTCAAATTCTGATGGAAGTGTAGTATCTGTAGTTGAAAGAGTTGGTGGAACCTCGACAACATTGGCTACTTTTGGGTACTAAACAAAGTCCAATCAAACACATAAAAATCTTATATATTCTCCAAACGTATAAGATTTTCTGTAGAAAAAAAGTATCGTACTATAACAAATGGTAAAGACTAATATCCAGACATTCTCTGGTGAAGTCGAGGTTTTAGAAGAATTTTATGTCGGTTCGAACTTGGTGGCGAACGATGTAGCTACACACGTCTTGACCATAAATAATACAACCAATGATGCGAAAATTAAATCTGATTTCTTCGTTGGCGATGGTGGTCTCCTCTCTAATATTGCGACAACTTTACAGTCCATCGCAGACCAGGGAAACGCTGCATCTAACGTGATTCTTTTTAATTCCAATACAGATGTCGCTGGTTACAAGAATGTTGGTTTTGTAACCACGAGTAATGTTGGTATTCAAAATACAGCACCCACCCACACTATGAGCATCGGTGATAAAATTATTATCGACAACAACACCGATGAATCTCAAGGGGAAAGTGTTATGCTTGTACATGGTCGTATAAGTGCAAATCGTTTCCAAGGTGATGGTGGTCTTTTGTCTAACATCGCAACAACTCTTGAATCTATTACAAATCAGGGAAATGCATCATCTAATGTCTTGATTTTTAATTCAAACACAGATATTTCTGGTTACAGGGGTGTTGGTTTTGTAACAACGAGTAACGTTGGTATTCAAAACACTAATCCCGGTTTCAACACCTTAAGTGTTGGTTCAAATCTTTTTGTGAACATCTACGGATCTAACGTTTTAACTGTTCATGGTAACGCTGCGGTAAATAATCTACTTGTGAGTGAATTCTCTGTATCACCCGCACATGCTTTACAACACGTTACTCAAGAGGGTCGCGCTACAAATGAAACTATTCAACTTACAAACACGACTACAGGTCTTGAGGTAAGTTCAAACATCAATGTGGCAGGTGAAGTCATTCTCACTAACGCTACTAAGGGTCTCGATGTGACCTCAAACATAGAAATCGGTGGTCGTCTCAAGTTTGATACAAATGTATTTGTGGATACCCTTAGGGTTGCTGATGTGGCTGCGAACATCGTGACATATGACAGAACCACGGGTGAACTTCTAGATTCTTCGGGAACTTTCATGAACAAGTTCGCCGTTGTCTCTGAACAACCCCCTTCGGACTTTTTCGCTAACACGACTACCGTGACCAATCACGGTGGGTACACACTCACAACTTCAAACTTAGCTACAAACTCTAATACCTACAATGCCTTTGATGGGACCGCGAATGCTTGGGTGAGTGGTGACCTCGCTGGTGGATACATCGGCGGATCCAACGTGTTCCTTGAAACAAATCTTACCCAACTTTCTAATTTACACCCTACACAGTTTGGTGACTGGCTCGCTATTGAGTTCCCGTATAAAACCACACTTCGTCATATGAAATTGACTCCCCTAACCGCTGCACAGTTCCCTGCTTCGGCGAATATCTACGCAACTAACAATGATCTTACTTGGACTGAAATCAATTATTGGTCGGGTCGTAACCCTGTGACTGCCTCCAATGTCCAAACAATTGTTGTGAATGCCACGGAGCAATTCAAGAAGTATGCCCTCGTCGCCACGAAGGCTGCGGGGGACAGCTCCAACGTCGCCCTCCAAGATTGGCAATTGTTCACCGAATCCTTCTCGATCGATGGGGGGAAGGTGGCGATGGCGCAACAAGCCGCGACCGGTGGTGAAACCGTCATGGACCAACATGGGCCTCACTCGAGGCTGCCAAAGGCTGTGCCTTTGAAGAAATATCCCGAAATTGTTTTTGATGCCTCGAAAATGGATGGGAATGACTCGACCAACACCTATATTCAAGCGGGGTATACGGTGACGGTGAGTGGATTTGTAAATTCATCAAATCACCCGTGGAAAGCTTTTAACGGAACTGATTATGAGGTGGGTATGCTTCTTTCGGGTTTAAACTACGATACAAATGGTAACGCGAACACATCCGGTACAACCGCCTCAAGATTATCAGCTTCTGATTCGACTCCATACGGTGAATGGTTAAAACTGGAACTTCCGAACAAAATAAAATTAGACAAATACGTTTTTACTTCGAGGAATGATGCGACGCATTGGACACAATCGGTAGAAGCTGGACAAGTGTGGGGAAGTAACAATGATTCTAATTGGGTGCATCTACACACATTTACAAATTCTGGATTTACAGGTGAATCGCAGTCTGCATCTTTTAATGTGCAGACGGACAATTACTATAAATATTACGCATTCATTGTGACGAAAACATTTGCGACAGGTTCTGATTATTACTTATGTATTCCCGAACTTAAATATTACGGCTACGAGGAGGACCCACCCTTAGGTGACACCTCCGTGGATACCACCTTCACCTCCATAATGAACACCCCCCAAACGACTGGGGCCAATGTCTATGTGGATGCCAAATTGTCCTCCGACTTTACCAATAGGGTCGTGGGTCCAACCGTTTCCAACACACACACGACCTACGTGAGTGCGGAGAAATACTGGGAACTCAATGGGACCCTAACCTCAAACATCTCCGTAGAAGCCAATACCTTCTTGGAGGGTGATGCCCCACACTCCCTCTCTATGTGGTTCAATTCCTCGAACTTGGTGTCAAATGCGTCCAACTCTTGTATCTTCTCGTTAGGTACAGAGGAAAGGTTAGATCATATCAGTGCGGCGTTTAGTAACACCTATCAAACTGTGCAGAAGATTATGGCATCAGATGATGAACAGTACGATGTGTTTGGTTGGTATAAGACGGTATCTATGTCCAATGATGGAAATCATATTCTAATTGGGGCTCCTGGCAACAATTCAGCAAATGATGAAAAAGGAGCTGCTTATTATTTTCTTAAATCAGGAACTACTTGGAGTGAACAACAAATACTCCAACCGAGTGATCCATTAATTGATACCAATTTTGGAGTTTCTGTGGCTATATCCGGGAACGGACTTTATGCTGCGATTGGTCGGTGTGATACCGAGTACACCAATCAAGCTAATAATGCGGTTTATATATTTAAACTGGAAAGTGGATCATGGGTACAAAAACAAAAACTCGGGCTTCCATCCGGATTTCATGCGACAGCATCTCGTTTTGGTACAGATGTATCACTGACAACAGCAGGAGATTGTTTAATAGTTGGTACAGGCACATATTCAGGTTCAAACGCACCAGGTGGTGCCGTCGTTTATAATAGAACGAATGAATCATGGGTTAAAGAAAGTGCGCTGCTCTCAGGTTCCACCACCACCGACGATGAAATGAGTGTGTCTGCTGAGATTAGTGGTGACGGGAATTACGCTATAGTTGGTGCTTGGAGGGACGATGATGATGGAGCGCAGTCGGGTACAGCCCATATATTTAAAAGAGCGAGTGCGACTACTTGGGACAGTGGCTTTAAAATTACAGGAACTGATACCACGGCAGGTGACCGTTTCGGGTATTCCGTTTCGATCGATTCAACTGGAACGTACGCTGTAGTTGGTGCGTATTATCACGGGAGCGGTACACCCGGCGCCGCATACGTATTCCATAGATCTGGAAGTACTAATTCATGGAGTCAACAGCAGGATTTGGTACCCACAGATATAGCATCAAGCGGCGCATGGTATGGTGAAGTGGTTACAATATCACCCGATGGACTAACCGCTCTAATTGGCTCACGCGATCCAACTGTCGACACTGGGGCTGGCGGTGTCCATAGATGGACTCGTTCAGGAAGTACATGGACAGAGCAGCACACATTCAGGTCAAGTGACGGAGCCTATGATGATAGATTTGGGTCAGCCATTGGTTGTTCGTCAGATGCAAGCTATTTTGTAGCTGGCGCATTGCAGAATGATGATGGTGGAACGAGTTCAGGTTCTGCCTACATATTCACCCGCGATACCACACATCACCTCACAACTGATTTGAAACTCCAATCGAACACGTGGCACAACCTGACCTACGCGTACCAAGGTGAAGGTGGCTCCCGAGTAACCTACCTGGATGGACGTAAGGTGGCCGAAGACCAAGCCGAAGATACCTTCGGGGAGTACCCACCCTTCGCGATGACTGGGTACTCACAGGGTGGGTATGTGGTGAGTGCGAGTAGTGAACTTGCGTCTGCATATCGAGCCCACGAAGCATTTAATGGTACTTTCGCAGATAACGGAGATGCGTGGCTTAGTGTACAACAAGCATCCGGGGCTCATAATTACAGTGGTGGTAGTGGAGCTTACGTAGGAACTGCAAATTTAGGTTCGGATTCGGGCGGACCCCCATTTGCTAATGCGGATAAGGGTGAATGGTTAAAATTGGAAATGCCGTATAAATTCGTGTTGGATTACATTACCATATGTGGAAGCACTGACCTTACTGTAAACCCAAAAAATTGGAAAATATATGGTTCTAATGATGACAAAAATTGGGACGTTTTACTTTCGAAGACAAATACCGTTACGGTTGCTTATAACGCTGCCAGTGGCAAGGACCATACTGTTGGTGCTACCAAAGCATATAAATATTTCGCTTTAGTAGTAACTGCAACCAATGGTTTCATATACTATACTCAAGTGGCTGAATTAGAATACTACGGCCACCGCGAGAATGACCTGGTTCGCCTTCCCGATCCCACTAGGGTCTTGAAGTATCCGCACATTGCGATGACTGGTCCGGCTCAGAGGGGGTATGTGGCGAGTGCGAGTAATGAGACTCTCGCTGATGGTAATCGTGTGTGGCACGTGTTCGATGAAAATGATTCAACTTTCTGGAAGTGTGATGAAAGATATACTAGCGCGGGTGTAGAAAATACATCAAGCGGACTCACTGATACGTCTAGCACGGCACACGGTGGAGAATACGTTGTATTAGAATCACCAAACAAGCTCAACATCACAGGGTTTAATTTAACGCGTGACGGGACGAACTCGGACACTATCGGAAGAAGTCCGGGTAGTATCGCTTTTCTTGGAAAAAATTCTGCACCCACCGTTACTACGGGTTGGACTTTAATCGCTCAACAAACTACAAGTACTTATACAAACAATGTAGCACCGCTTACTATATCTGGAAACTCAAATTATTTTAAGTATCACGCCGTCGTGATAAGAAGTATTGATGGAAACCAACTTCGATTTCATATAAAAAATATAGAACTTTTCGGCACAGAAGAGAACTCCTCCATCCCCATCCAGATCGGTGGTGGGAACATCGATAAGGTGGCGAACTTTAGGGTGTACGACAAGTTTGTGGGGGAGGACCAAGCCCTCGAGATTTGGGATGCCCAAAAGGATGAGTTCGGGAGGGTCAAATCCTCGATGACCCTCCACAAGGGTCGCCTAGGCATAGGGACGACGGAACCGGAGGGACGCCTCGCCGTCCTCGACGAGCCTCACAACTTGGAAGAGTTTCCTCCTAGGGCTATGACCGGGTACAAGACCTACATGGAGGGTCATGGGGAGTTTTGTGCGAGTGCGAGTGATGAACATAGTGCTAATTATAACGTTCAAAACGCGTTTAACAAAATTACAAATAGATTGAATTCAAGTGGGGGTACGACAAATACATACTATAACGGTGGTGAACCAACCCCTAGATATTATGATGTTGGTAATGATTATGCGTATTCAGGTACAAGCTCTACACATGGGTTAGGAGGTGTGATGGGTGAATGGGTAAAATTAGAATTTCCATATAAAGCGAACATTTCTCAAATATCGATATTACCTGTCGATATACAGATTAGTACTCTTGCACCAGAAGATTTTACCATTATGGGAAGTTCTGATGATATTAATTGGACAACTTTAAGAACAGTTACTGGTGCGACGTGGACTGCTCACAATTTCAACGAATATACATTACCTAGCACTACCTCCTATAAATATTTTGCACTCGTCGTAAGTAGAACTGTCGGAGCTAATCAATTGTCAATACAAGAACTCCGCTACTTCGGCACCCGTGAGCAGGGTCAATCCGTCCTCCACGATGGCCAACTGACCCTCACGAAATCGTTAACAGTTCCCCGAATTGGGCCAGCTCTCGACGCGGACGATACACCCCGTCGGGACCGGCTCGTGGTGGAATACAACACCTCGACCAACCCCACCTTCGAGGGGGCTGTGCGGGACACCTCTGGGAGGGGGAATGATATTATCATGCATGGTAATGCTAAATACGATACGAGTGAGAAGGCTTTTAGGCTTGATGGTACAAGTGGTACATACATGTCCGGTACACAAAATCTCGGAACAGGTACACCGGCCCATACCATTACGGGTTGGTTTAAACAGGTAGTATCCTTAAATAATTGGACTTACGTAATGTTCATAGGAACATCGGGGACTGGTCAAATGTCTGGTATGTTAATATCTAATACGGGTCAGATCGTATTTGATATTTTTAACACGAGAATTGATACAACATTTAATGCATCTACGGGTATATGGCATCACTTCGCAGGTGTTTTTAAAGGTGGAACTTCGGTATGGGATAATGCTTCAACTGATCTTTATATAAACGGTCAATTAGAAGCTTCAGCCGCACCGGATAGTGGAACACAATATCCTTTCAGTCTCACTGGTAACGGAATACAATTTGGTTCGTCTACAAACTTTAATAGATATTTCAATGGCTTTATCTCCCAATTCAAACTCTACGACACAGCCCTCACCGCCGAAGAGGTCAAGACCCTCTACGATATGGGTCGGTGCGACGAGGGCCACCACGTGGTGAACTTCTCGAAGACTCGGGTCGGGATTGGCTTAGGGGATGGGGAAGCTCCGGGGGCGGCTTTGGATATACGAGGTGATGTGTCCATAGAAGGTCTCGTTCAACGAGTGGGTGGAGCGAGAGGTCTCCAAATAAAAACTAATAATTATGTTGGTAGTATTATTAGTTATGACCCAAGTGAACCTCTAAATGGTAATTTCTTATATCAAGATATTATCACCATTACCGTCTACGCTCCGAGTGGAATTAACTATCACTGGCAAAGACGAATGCAAATATCACGTGTGGGATCGTTGGTATCGTTAACTGGGTATATAGTCTATAGAGCAAATGCAAGTAGTCAAACGCCTTATATCATCCTTCCATGGAATCAAATAGGGTGTAATCAAAGACAATTACCAACGTTGGTGGATAACTTTGGAACCGGGGGTTGGAGCGTTGGAGGTGCAGATGACGGACTTAGGTTGTATGGTCCGGGTACAGTTGCTAATGGAGTCCAATATAATGATATCAAATTATTGGTAGATGTTGGTATGGTTGGGGCGTACGCTTAAAATAAAAGTATAGAGGTATAATATATGTATTTCTTCATAAATCGACTAACAAAACAATATGAAATTGTTAATCAAGTTGATGATGTTCCACATACGCATGTACTCGTAGAAGTTCCAGAGGAGTATCGTGAGTCACCAGAAATACTTTCCTTTACTTTACATGATAACGGAACGTGTACATTTTCAGTTAATGAACAGGCGAATGAGTCACGTAACAGATTTTTATTGGAAAGTGTGAGACGTGAACGCGATTTACGACTCTTAAATAGTGATTGGACTCAATTGAATAATGTAAGAATCGATGATGCTAAAAAAAGTGAATGGGAAACGTATCGCCAAAACCTTCGTGACCTTCCTTCGTTGGTCACACCTAAAACTCATGGTAAAGTAAAAGTATGGGTCACAAACCAAAATGATTCTATTCTTCATGTAGGTGATAGTATCACATTTTCAAATATACCTGGTTATTTTACACAGGGAACTCCTGGTATATGTAGAAGTTCAGAGGACTGTGTTATATCAGAAATGGAGACGTACTACTCCAACATCGTTTCTGTGACTCAGAAGGATGAAGTGAGCTACTGGACTTCCAATACGGTTTCTCATTACGTAGGGAACGCCGTGTCCTACTATTCTAATGTTGTCGTGTACGATGGTGTCAACGTCTACACGAACGTCGAAATTGGGGTGTATTCTAATTTGGAAGCGGACACCCAAAGTCATTTTACAGCTATCATGAAGAGTAACACGTCCCCCATCGAAATTGAAGGATACACACCCATTCTGAGCTATTCTAACATCGCTTCGGATCTGTATGATGCCAATGTACATGTGGACTACACGAAGGTCATCGAGAGTCCCGCTTCGAATGTCGTCGAGTACTCCAACATCTCCGCGAGTGCCTATGAAGCTCTCGATTCCAATCTCGTCGTGACACCCGGGTACACTTCATTCTTCCATGAAGTCTCAAACACCTCTATTCGAGTTCAGCAATACGCCACACTCACTCCCGAACAACGCGCGGAGTATACCATTCAAAGCGTACCGGCAGTAACCTCTAACCTTCAATCGTTCTATACCCCTCAGACACGTGTTGTGACCCATGAAATCAAGGATGTTGGTGACCACATAGCGGCGCATGTTGAGTGCACTTTCCCGACATCTACGATGTCGTAAACCGAGTGACTTTGTCACTCAACAAAAATAAACTTCTTACAAATTGAGTTCCAGTTTGTAAGAAGTCCCTTTTCCCTCACCCGTTCCAATCGACTTCGTCGATTGTCCCGTATCAAATAAAACCCGAGGGGTTTTGGTCATTTAAAAAAACCTCCTCTTATAATAAATGCCTATCGCATCACCGATCGGGTTTCTTGATGTCGTCAATGCAACTCTTCGGGCGTCACAGGTTGAGACTACAAGTAGGTTGACTGTGGCGAACACTGCGGCAACTAAGAATTTTTCAGTGGGTGACCGATTTCATATAGATAAAGACTCAGTAGATCCAGTAAGTGTCACAGGAAATGTGGTCGCTTCAGGAATCAAAATTTCCAATCTCACTATCAGTCCAACCTTCGATTTAGCCGCCGTTTCTAACGTGGGGAACACAACCTCCAATACCCTCCAATTTGCCAATGCTACCACAGGGTTCGTGACCTCCTCAAACGTCGAGATTGGTGGGAATATCACACTCACCTCGAACGCCCAGGTGAAGGTTGGTTCCAACGTCCTCGCGGAATACACGGGACCTCATGGGAGGGATCCAACAACTCCGTTGTTGAAAAAGTTCCCCGAGATTGCTTTTGACGCTTCTAAATTGGATGGAAATGATACGACGAATGTGTACGTTCAAGCGGGGTATACGGTAACTTCGAGTACTGACAACTATCACGAGAATGGATTTTTTTCGTATAAACTATTTAATGGTATAATTGATGATGAAGGTTGGATTTCCGAGTCAGATCCAGCTACTGTAAGTGGCTCACCTTTTAATTCCATAAGTTCGTCATATGTAGGTGAATGGGTCAAACTCGAATTACCAAAATCAATTAAATTAAATCATTTTACAATATCTAGTAGAAAAGGATATCAGGGACAATTTCAACCCGAAAATTATAAATTATTTGGTTCCATAAATAATTCTACTTGGGTAGAACTCGCAGAAGTTACGGGGCAGAGTTTTCCAAGTAGCGATGCTACAGTTACTACCAATGTAACCACCTCAAACTATTATAAATACTATGCATTAGTAGTATCTAAAACAAATTCTTCTGTTGTGTGTATATCCGAATGGGAACTATACGGCACCGAAGAACCCGCACCCCCGGGTGACCTCTCGTTGGATACGACCCTAAAGTCTACGTTCAACTCCGTTCGGTCGAACAATTACGTGATGTATTTCGATGGGGAGGACCCGGCTGCCGGGAACGTCCCTAAGTATCTCCCAAGTGGATCTGTTAAGTCTATCACCCCAAACAATGTGGTCTTCGACGCGACAAACAACTGCTGGACTTTGGATGGGTCTACGGAGAGTAACGTGACCACAGGTTCCCTAGGACTTGAGGGTGATGCCCCACACACAGTCTCCACTTGGATCAACGCCTCGAATCTGGAGGCGAATGCGACGACCCAACAGCTCTTCAGTATAGGGTCGGGGTACTCCGAGGAGATCGTCCGGGTTGACGATACCCAAATCGCCGCGAACACGTGGCACAACGTGACCTATGCGTACCAAGGTGAAGGTGGGTCCAAGGTAACCTACGTGGATGGACGGAAAGTCGAGGAGGCCCAAGTTGAGGATACCTTCGGGGAGTACCCACCCTTCGCGATGACGGGGTACTCACAGGGTGGGTATGTGGTGAGTTTTAGTGACCGTAATGGTAATACTAATTGGGTTCCGTGGTACGCATTTAATGGTGATATAACATCCACGTATACGGGACATATTACCAACAATAATTACACTACAGCCGATCCTGGCCCCTATAATGGAACCGATGCGAATGCTCTTCTCGGAACAAGAGCGGATACTGGTGCCAATATAGTTGATGGTTCTTGGTTAAAAATTGAGATGCCTCATAAATTGGTCGCAGATTATCTTCAAATATATGCCAGAACGGATGAACCTGATTCTTTTAAATTATACGGTTCAAATGATGACTTGGTATGGACGGAGCTTTTGAGTGTAACTGGAAATACCACTTTAAACGCTTATCTTAACTATCCTACCACCATAAAGGGTGCGTTTAAATACTTCGCTATGACCATTTTAAAAAACGGCTCCGCTCAACCTTATACTCGTGTCGACATAATGAGAATCTACGGCCACAAGGAAGGCGACCTGACCCGATTCCCCGAGCCGACGCGGGTCCTCAAGTATCCACACATTAGTATACCAAGTTCGTATGCTAAAAGGGGGTACGTGGTGAGTGCGAGTAACGACCAATATCTATACGGTGGAGCTAATAACCTAGAGGCTCGTGGTGCATGGGCAGCTTTTGGTAATACTGGTTCAGAACCGGGTTGGCAATTGTATTATAACGGTCCCTCAAATGCACCTTATGCTTCTAGTGCAGATGGAAGCGGGTTTTATCAAAATAATGCATTAGCATCGACCCTCACAGGAACTTCACACAGGGGTGAATGGATAAAACTTGAACTACCACATAAATTAATGGTACAGAAAATGAAAACCGATCATGGTACCCAACCAGAACGTCTCGGTCAAGTTATTTTACTAGGTTCAAATAACGATTCAGACTGGTATACTATAAAAGATACATTCGCATTAACTAATGCATCAGCTCAAACAACGGATATTAATGCTACCGTCGCATATAAATATATCGTTTTAATTGTGAAAAGTTTACAAAATGCTAATCTTAACGTGGATCTCAAGAACCTCGAATATTACGGCACAGAAGAAGATACCGGCACCCCTGCCATAGTGGGTGGTCCCTTCGCGGGTAAGGTGGCGAACTTTAGGGTCTATGACCAGTACTTGGGTGACGAGCGGATCCAAGAGATTTACGATGCACAAAAGGACGAATTCGGGCACAAGAAATCCTCGATGACCCTCTACAAGGGTCGTATAGGTGTGGGCACGACTGAACCCGAGGGGGCCTTGACGGTCGTGGATGAACCCCATGCTTTGGCAAAGTTCCCCGCGAGGGCTGTTTCTGCGGACGATTCGTATGTCGAGGGAGACGGTCAAATCAAGTTAAGTGCCGCGGATGGGACGGGGTACCAGGCTTTCGACGGTCTCACTTCAACTTCGTGGGACTCAACACCCACCAGAAACACGCGTCTCTCCGAAGAAGTTGATTTCGGGGCGTGGCTCAAAATGGAGACCCCGGAATCCATGAGTCTCAAGAAGGCTGAGTTTGAATCGAAACCCGATTGGATGCAGGTGGGGGCTACTATTGTTGGTGGTGCCGCGGGTGGTTTACTTGGTATCGCGTGTGATTGTAGTCGTGATGGTACTCGTATAATTATTGGTGCATATGGCGCAGATGTAGATGGTACAGATACGGGGAGTGCTAGGGTATATGATTGGAATGGGAGTGCGTGGACTCAAGTGGGTAATATAATATCGGGAACCGAAGATGGTGAAAACTTGGGATATGATGTAACTATATCTGGTGATGGTAACATCATCGCTATTGCTTCAGCGTATCATGATGGTGGGGGTGGGAGTGGGGCCAATAGGGGTATAGTTGGTGTCTATTACCTGGTGGGAGCAACATGGACCATTTTACCAGATGCTGGAGCACTTACATCGGTGGCTTCTGGTCTGGTCGATAAGTTTGTGGGTGGTAATAACTCGGAACACCTTGGTTGGAGATTAAAACTTTCGGGAGATGGTTACACACTCGTGGTGTCGCGTAGAGGTTATTCTACAAATGCGGGTCGCGTTAACGTATATAGGTACGTGAATGGTGCCTGGACTCAGAGAGGTGGGAATATAGACGGTGTGGAAAGTAATGATCTAATGGGTGACTCTTTAGATATGTCAGAAGATGGAAATCATCTAATTATTGGGGCGCGTGGTGGTACTAACATAAACACTTTTGTTTATGATTATAATTCTAGTACCAACGCTTGGGACAAGATTGGGGGGAGTACATTGGTTGGTACTTCGAGTTCTAATTTTGGTATTTCTTCAGCTATATCTAATGATGGTAATGTCATAGCAGTTGGAGCCAATGGTGATGATGCGGATGGAAATGATTCGGGTAGAGTTTACATGTATAAACGATCCGGTTCCACTTGGGTACTTGTATCTACACTTTCAAACCCATCTAATGCGGATAATGAACTCTTTGGGTCTTCGGTAAGTTTATCAGGTGATGGAACGCGATTAATAGCGGGTGCTTCGTATTACGATCCGGCTGGTGGTGGTACAGGTAATGCGGGGCATGCGGGTAAAATATACACATTCGAATATGTTGGGGCTTCGTGGATATTGAGACAGCCTATAGATTCATTTGCTGCGACAGGTTTGGAAGCAGGGGTGAGTGATAGTACTGGTGCTCACATGGGTCAATACCAGTCCCTAGCCATTTCGAGAGACGGATCCACTATTATCGGTGGTGAATACTTGGCAGATATAACACTAGTTAATGAAGGTCGCGCACGTGTCTTCCACATGCCCTCGAACATCAAGAGTATTTGGGGAAGTAATGATGATACGAACTGGACGAAGATTACCACTGGTAACGAAACGTTTAGGGGCAATGACCGCCTAGAGTTTAAGAATTTGGATAACCCCAACTATTACAAGTACCACGCGATCGTCGCGGATGCTTTCACCCGTCTCAAGGATGTCAAACTCTTTGGGATCCGGAACCAGGGGTCGAGTACCCTCCACGATGGGACCTTGACCCTCACCAAGAACTTGGATGTTCCTAGGATCGGGCCACCCCTAGATGTCGATGATACACCCCGAAGGGACAGACTCGTGGTGGAATACAATACCTCGACGAACCCCGTGGAAAATGGGGCTGTTAGGGACACGAGTGGGAGGGGGAATGATGGGGTGTTCTATGGTGGGGCGGTGTATGATGCTACGCAGAAGGCTTTGGTGTTTGATGGGACGGCAAGTGACCAATTTGTGCATACACTTAAAAATGGAAGATCTGAATCCGGTAACATAGATTATTCTGTATCGCTTTGGTTTAATCCGACAACTGTGAATGTCTCTAGATGGAGAGCGATTTTTGCCATAGGTGTTTTAGATAGAACCCAACCCACCGATAACAACGGTGATGAAATAACTTTATTCGTCAAAAGCGGCGACAACGTTTTACATCTTCAAAACGGTGGTAGTTCTTTCGATACAACTGATACGGTACAACCGGGTCAGTGGGTGCACATAGTAGTTACATACGATGGAACAAACAGGAAAATATATTTAGATGGATCGTTGAGTATATCAAATGGATACACTTCAATAAATCTTCCAAAAGAAATGCTCATACGTTTAGCACAGAGTATACCAAACAATGGTGAGCAGGACGAATATATGGATTGTAAAATATCCAATTTCAAAACGTGGTTCGGAGCAGCCCTCACCACCGAAGAGGTCAAGACTCTCTACGATATGGGTCGGTGCGACGAGGGTCACCACGTCGTCAATTTCAGCAAAACTCGGGTCGGGATCGGCTTAGGGGATGGAGAAGTTCCTCGTAGAGACCTAGATGTGAGGGGGAGAATGCGTGTTGGTACCGGATTACACAATATTCAACCGAGCGCTTCTTCCGGAACTGGTGCTAACGTACCAACACTTGAAGTATCAGACAGTGATGGTTCCCGTGCGAATCCCCTACCAACTGTATTACAAATTACCAATGCATTGGGTGGAGGCAGTGACTGGAGCCTAACTGATCCATTTGCTAAATTAGCTTTCGCAACTGTAGATGCATCTGGACCCGGTGACGGTGGGGTCGTTGGTTCTATCGGTATGACATGTACCGCCGGTGGTGGTGGTGACGATAGTCGCATCATCTTTGCAACTGATAGTGGTGTTGATCATAGTGAGAAAATGTGTATCACTAAAACTGGTAGAGTCGGCATCGGGATAACCAACCCCCCGGCAAAGTTGTATGTAAAAACCACCGGAAGTGCGTCGATGGGTGGTTCTTGGAATACTACTGATTTTGTTGTGAGTCACGGTGTAGGGTACAACGCACCTTCACAATCTCTCGGGGTTGCTATGGGAGTTGATGGTACTGGCGATGTGAGCACGTCCAGAGGATATTTATGGTGTATGCGTCCTAATCAAAGTTGGAATACGCTTAAAATTCAAGGGAACAAACTTGAACTTATCGGATTGACGTCAGTCACTCTAAACGGAGGTGCCAATGTCACTTCAGATGACCGATTGAAAACGGAAGAGGAATTTTTACAAAATGCCCTACCCACTATAATGAAATTGAAACCCCAAACATATAGGAAACACCCCTTTTTACCCAACGACCCTTCTAAGGAGGTGACGGAAAATATGACTGAGATGCCTTCTGATCTCTCCCAGTTAGAGACGGGTTTAATAGTTCAAGATATTTGGTATGATGCCCCCGAACTGAGACACTTGGTAAAACTTGGAGACAACGCCAATCCATCCGAAGTTAGACCAGTAGATCCAGATCCAAACGACCCCACTCAAGATCCAGACTATTCTTCATGGGGAACCACACCGACTACCCTTGGATATCAGGGAGTTTTTGTAGTCGCACTCAAGGCTATACAGGAGTTAAACACCGAACTTCAAGCTGAACGGGTGAAGGTTACTACACTTGAAACGCAACTCGCATCGGTTCTCACAAGACTCGATGCTTTAGAGAATGCCTAGTCCCAAGTCCAAAGGACTTGTCCCCCAGTCTCATAGTAGTAACGATTTCATCGTTCTACCATGAATTCTTTCCTCCCCTTATAATAAATGTCGTACTACTCGAACCTCGTGAGTATCGTTCAGTCCAACGTCGTTTCTAATGTCACCGTGGCTGAATACTCCAATCTCTCAGTGGACGACCAGGCCAATTACTTGGAGTGTAACTATTACTCCTCGAACAGTGTGGGGTACTACTCGAATCTCATGGTCTATGATGAAATCAATGTATTCTCCAACATTTCCTCGAATGCCTATAATGAACTGACTCCCGATCAACAGAGTGGGTACACACCAGTCATAGAGTACTCTAACGTCACGACGACGGATAGTCCCCACCACTATGTTAAGGTGATCACACATTACTCGAACCTCGTGGTTTCTAATGTTGTGACCTACTCCAACATAGACGCGAATGCTTACGCAAATCTCGTGACCACCCGACCTTCCTTCACAGTGTTCCGGAAATACGTTCCAAGTGGATACTTTGAAATTTCGGTCCAAGAGTACGCTGCAAAGTCCCTAGAAGAACGGGCAGAATATGTCGCTGAAACTATTCCAGAGATGATTACTTCTAATTTACAGGGGTTCTATACCCTCGTTTCGGGTTCTGAGTGAACTCGTTCCAAGTGCTTCGCACTTGACCCCTTCACACTTCTTACAAACTACTTTTGTCCCAGTTTGTAACAAGTATCAAACAAAGCCTCCGGCTTTTTCAGTGTTTAAAAAAACCTCCCCTTATATTAAATGTCGTTCGATCCACCAGAAGGCATTCTGGACATTGGGAATGCCACACTTCGGGTGGGAAAACTCGAAGTTGCTGAAACCTCAGGTCTGAACCAGGGTCTACAGAACATTATTAAGAATGACCTACTCATAACTGAAAATACAACGTACACCACCAACCAGAAGTGGGGTCTCAAACTCCCTACAACTTGGGTCAGTGAATTTGAAGTTAAGGGTCATTCCGGAAAATATATAGATTTTAACTTTTACAATGAAAATTCAGCTTCAAACGCACAGGGGTACAACCTAACGTTCAAGGATACCACCATGACTCTAAGGTATGACAATGGAAATCCCCTCGGCGGTGGAGCGGCCACGATCCCTACTATTGTTGGTGCCTACCGAAAGGTCAATATCTTCTTTGAAAGGGGTGTGATCTCCGTCTCCATAGATGGAACTCGGTACCTGTACCACAAGGAAACGGATGGTTTCAACCAAGGTCTTGGTGTTGCCTCGCGTGTTGTGAGTACAACCGGTTCAGCTTTTGTGAACCTCTTCATAGAGCAGAATGCCGCAAACTCAGCCTTCAAAAACCTCCGAATCGTTAACGGACGATTCATCTCTGATAAAACGAGTAACATCGCGTTCATAGGTGGTAACCTAGGCGTGGGTGTGAACTCCCCCAAAGAAGCCCTCGATATCCGAGGGAACATGCACCTCACGAGGGTCTCTAACGTTTCGCAAATCAAGGTGGACTCCAACGTGGTCACCGAATACACGGGACCCCACGATCGACCCCTGCGGAAATACCCGGAGGTGGCTATGACCCAAAACGACGAATCCGCGACGAGTGGGTATGTGGTAATTGCATCATCTCAGAATACTGGTGCTTCTCGAGAGGGCTTTAATCTTTTTGATAATTCGTTAACAACTGTATGGCAAGCAGGTAGTACCGACAATCAGTATTCAGGAACATCCCCGTTTGCGTATAGTGATACTGGTCCCAGCTCAATTACAGATGTCGACAATACAATACATAGAGGAGCATATGTTAAATTACAACTTCCTAAACGAATTCGTCTCTCACATGTAATTCAAAAAGACGACACCAATCCCGCTGATCGTGTACCTGGTGTTGTCGCCATACTTGGTAGTAACGACGGAACCAATTGGACATTTTTAAAAGAATTTACTGGATTGAGTGCTACTCAAACAACCCAACAATTAAACATAAACTCTACGGGATACTATAATCACTACGCATATCTCGTAAAAAATCTTGCTGATGGTGATCAGGCTTTAATGATAGGCGGACTCGAATACTACGGCTACGAAGAAGGCAGTGGCTCCCTAGACACCACCCTAAAGTCCGTGTACAACGTGCCGGCGACCACGGGGACCCAGTTGGAGGTCTACTATGATGCGAAGGACTTGACGACGATGCCGAGTACCGTGACGGACTTAAGTCCACGTGGTAGAAATAGTACTGCTACAAATGTTACAATAGATAGTACATGGAACGCATTTAGGTTTAGTGGTTCTGGAAGTGAAACCAAAATTGAAGATTTTACAATATCCGGTGGAGACTATGTTCATTCCATATCTTTATGGTTTAATAGTGATGAAGATTATACAGATATTACGAGTCCCGACACACGTAAAATTTTCTTTTTGGGTGCCGATGTAACATCCGGTTCTGCAGCAACCGATGGTGTATCCGCTTTACAATTTAGTGCACATGATAACTCTAATGAAGGGTATTTAAGATGGTATCACTGGGGTAATGATACAAATTACAATATTAAACTTCGTAAAAATGAATGGTACCACGTCACGCTCATTTATAAAGGAGGAACATCTGATACTCAGGAGGTTTATGTAAATAATGAATTTATTGAACCACTTAATTCGGGTAATTCATCTAATCCAATTAGTTTACCAACCACGATTGATTTGTTTTTAGGTAGAGGAAGAACAGCGTCCAAAAATGCGTTTAAGGGTATGATCGCGAACTTCCGTCTCTACTCCAAGGCCCTAAACGCCGACCAGGTCAAGGAACTCTACGATTACCAAAAGGATTACTTTTTGGGGTCCAAGTCCCAAGTGACCCTGTACAAGGGACACTTGGGTGTCGGGGTCACCGAACCCTCGGGCCAATTGGAACTCGCGGGAGATGAGCGGATTCAAGCGTATCCTCCAGGTCCTATGGGTGATTATGAGACCTTGATTCCGGGACATGGTGTGTTTTGTGCGAGTGCGAGTTCTATATATACCAATTCCACGACAACTTATCTCCCACATTTTGCTTTTAATAAAACTCAAAGCGATACACCAAACTGGAACCAAAACACATGGAACGGAGGTGATAATGTATACTCGGACTCTACAGGATTGTACACAGGTAGTGAGGAAATTGGTGGTATCAAAGGTGATTGGATTAAGCTTAAATTTCCGTATCAAATTAAACTCCAAGGCTATGAGATAAAAAACCGCGGAGGATGGTATAAACACGTGCCAGACAACTGGGCCATTCTAGGATCAAATGATGATAATAACTGGGAAGCTGTGGACTCCGTGACGTCTACAGCGTCCGGGACCTCGCTTCGTACCTCACGTATCGCAGAAAGTTCGGGTGA